CTTCCTGAATTAAGGATGAGAGAATCACAATTAAAGGCTGAAGTTGTTAGAGAAAGGAAGGCCAACATGATTGCCAATGGTATTGGTGATCCGCACAACTTATTCGAAAGGTTCTGATGGGTATACTAAAAGATTTACAGGAAACATTTCTTTCTGATCTCAGCTTCTTAAGGCAAGAAGAAAATCCAAGACCTATGCCTAAACCAAGGCAAAGGATGTATGCGGGCGCTCAGTCTTCAAGACTGACGGCAGGATGGACGGCGGCGGCTACTTCTGCTGATACTGAGATCCGTGGAAGTATAAAGAAGCTTCGCCAAAGGTCTAGACAGCTTGTCCGTGATAATTCCTACGCAAGGCAAGCCGTTAGGAGTATCTGCTCGAATGTTGTTGGGCCGGATGGCATAAAGCTTCAAGCTCAAGTCCGTATGGTGCGGGGTAAAAAGCTTGATTCTAGAATTAACGAGGCGATTGAAACGGCTTGGAAAAAGTGGTGCAGGTATGACTCAGCGCATACGGCGGGGCGTTTAGATTGGGTAGGCATTCAACGTTTAGCAGTTAATAGCCTTATTGAAAGCGGAGAAGTATTTATAAGGATTGTGCGCAAGCCGTTTGGACGTTCGACTATTCCTTTTTCTTTAGAAATTCTCGAATCAGATCAACTTGATGATGAATTTTCGGGTGGTAGTACAAAAGAAGGAAACACTTGGAGGATGGGCATTGAACAAGACGGATTCGGGCGTGCCGTTCAATATGCCTTTTTAAAGAAACATCCTGGCGATACCCCGTTTGCTGTCCAGCCAGGAGAAAAACGACACATGCTTATCCCCGCCGCTGAGATTTGTCATATCTTTCTTCAAGACAGACCCTCTCAAAGTCGAGGCGTTCCCTGGTTATCAAGTTCTATTCAGCCGTTGCATCATTTAGCTGGATTTCAAGAGGCTTCTGTTATTCGCGCTCGCGCTGCGTCGAGTCTTATGGGATTCATTACGAATCCAGATACAGGGGAGTTGGATCCTGGTGGAGAAGTTTTTGAAGAGGAAAGAGTCACACAATTTGAGCCAGGTGTTTTTAAGTATCTTGATAGTGGCTCTCAGATAACGGTTCCAGATCTTGATTCACCGAATGGGGAGTTTCCTGAATTTATGCGTGCAATGTTGCGCAGTGTCGCCGCTGGGTGTGGGGTTTCGTTTGAGTCAGTCTCTAGGGATTTCAGCCAAACTAATTACAGTTCATCGAGGCTTAGTCTTTTAGAAGATCGCAGTCAATATCGGAGTATCCAGCGTTATTTGATAGAAACATTCCATACAAGGATTTACGACGCTTGGTTAGAGATGGCTGTGCTTTCTGGAAATATCGATTTACCAACGTACGAAGCGGAGCCGGAAAGATTTAGAAGGATTCGCTTTATCCCTCGTGGTTGGAATTTTATCGACCCACAGAAAGAGGTGGCGGCTGCGAAGGAAGCTGTGAAAGCTGGGTTCAAAACTCAGGCTGAAGTTATTGCAGAACAGGGAGGAGATATAGAGGAGTTATTTCCTGCCCGTGCTGATGAAGTAATGAAGGCCACTCAATTGGGTCTTGTTTTTGACACCAATCCCGCTACTGCTACGCAGCCAAAAGAAGCGTCTAACATAAATGAGACAAATAAGCCTGAAAAAGATGGAGGAAAAGAAACGTGACCTAGAGGGGCAGATTCAACATCGTTCTGAATCGACTGATTTCCGTAAAGTCAGCGATGACGATCGAACGATTGAGTTTCCATTTAGTAGCACGCTAGGCGTTAACCGTGGGTATTTAGGAACTGAGATTTTGGAGCACAAAGAGGGCTCTATTGATTTCAGTCGACTAAATGATGCGGCTCCCCTACTTTTCAATCACAATCCTGATAAGCCAATTGGGGTCGTTGAAAAAGCTTGGTTGAAAGATGAGCGCGGTTATGCCCGTGTTCGTTTTAGTGACAATCCTTTTCCTTCAGAAGTTTATAGGGATGTCAAGAATGGAATTATCCGTGGAGTTTCGGTTGGTTATAGCGTTAACGAAGTTGAGGAATCCAAAGATGACAGCAATTCATACAGAGTGAAGTCATGGACCCCGGCTGAAATATCAATAGCCGTTGTGGCTGCAGATCCAGGCGTCGGCATCTCTAGAACCGCTACGTCTACGCAGAACGCAGCTAACATCTCTGAAGAACAGCGTGAAAGCGCTGTAGCGGCTCCCGTCGCACCCCCTAAAACCCCTACTCCAAAAGTAGATCTCATGACTAGTACTCCAGAAAACATTCAGGAGGTGCGAGCCGCAGCAGCAGTTGATGCCGCTAAAGCCGAGCGCTCCAGAATTTCAGGCATTACCGCCCTGTCAAAGCAACATGGTTTTGAAGAGCTTGGCTCTCAACTAGTGGAAAATGGCAGTTCCATTGATGAAGCACGCGCAGCCGTGTTGGAGAAGATCGGCTCTAAGCCAGTTGAAACTGTCTCACCTGTAGAGATGGACGCTAAGACAGAAGAGCGCTATAGCATCGCCGCCGGTATTAAGGCAGTTCTTACAGGTGATTGGTCATCTCGTGAAGCTGGCTTAGTTCGTGAGCTTTCACAAGAAGTCGAGCGTTCAGGTGTTAAAAGATCTGCTGATCGTAGTTTCTTAATTCCCTATTCTGCTCTAACTCAAAGAGCGACTTACGTAACAAGTGGCGCGACAACTGGAGGAAATCTAGTCGCGGTGGACCTCTTGCAGGATCAATTCATAGAAGCGCTCCGCGCAAATACGATTACAGGCGCTTTAGGTATCAGAACACTTCCCGGCCTTGTCGGTGATGTTGCCATACCTCGTCGTAGTGGAACAGCTACCGGTTACTGGTTAGCAAACCAAACAACTGCAGTCACTCAATCAGAATCCACTTTTGATCAAGTGACCCTTTCAGCTAAAAACTACGCTGCATTATCTAAGTTCTCCAGACAAACACTTTTACAAGCAACACCCGGAATCGAAGAGCTTGTACGCCGTGATCTAACCGACACAATTAATGTTGGTATAGATGCCGCTGTGATCGCAGGGTCTGGAAGTTCCGGCCAACCAACTGGCATCACAGGAACTTCAGGAATTGGCAGTGTCGCGATTGGCACGAATGGAGGTGCTATCACACTTGAAACTCTTGTAAATCTTGAAGAAGAAGTGTTGGTAGATAACGCTATGGGGCCAAGCATGGCATATGCAAGCAACCCTAAAGTTCTTTCTGAATTGAAGAAACTCAGGGCTGGCGGCTCTGCTGCTGGTGATGGTGCTTTCCTTTGGAATGTTGACCCAAGTGGAATAGGTCGTTCCGGTACTCCTGGCGTGATCAATGGTTACCCCATCGGCGTATCAACTAATGTGCCTAGCAACCTAACTAAAGGCTCTAGCTCTGGTGTTTGTTCCGCTGTTATCTTCGGTGACTTCTCACAAGTTGCTCTAGGTGTATGGGGTAACGGTTTAGAGATCGAGATCGGCACAGATTCCGATGACTTCAGCAAAGCCTTAACAAGTGTTAGAGCAATTACAACAATCGACGTTGCTGTAAGACAAGCCTCTGCATTTGCCGCTTGCTTAGACGTAACCACTTAATAGTCAATAGGGGGTCGGAAACGGCCCCTTCCTTTTTTATGAAAGTTCTTGTTAATCGTGGCGTTATTGCTAGCGGTCAAGCTTTAGACGCTGGTCAGACTTATGACGTTTCAGAGGTCGATGGTGCTTTGCTAATTCGCATGGGTAAGGCTGTTGAAGTAACAGCGGCTCCTGCGTGTCCACCAACTCCACCAAAAGCAAAGACCGCTACAGCTCCTAAGAAGGCAAAGGAAAAAGTAGATGGCACTGAATGATGATCTAGATGGATTATTTTCTGATCTAGCTGTTAGCGCTACAGCGGGGTCTACTACGGCGAATGGAATCCTTGACGAGCCAACGCAAATAGAGGTTGGAGGTCAAGTCCTTTTTGTTGATTACGTTTTTATGTGTAAAAGTTCAGATTTTGGCAGCGAAGGGGAAAACCTTGTCGCTGGAGATGCCATCACTATTGATTCCACAGCGTATGAGGTAAGAGCGGCAGAGAAAGATTCAGATGGCTCCATAACAATGCTTTCAGTATCCAAGACCTGATATGGCAACCAAACGGGAAACTATCCTTGCAAGACTTTTAACGCAGCTATCAGGTACGACTGACTGCGGGACAAGAATTTATAGGTCACGTGTTACGGCGATTAATAACAGGTCTGGCAATTCTCTAGTGATTGAACCTGTATCAGATACTTGTGATCTAAATGTATCTACGCCTATGTGTGATTGGACCTTAATTGTAAGGGTTTCGATTATTGCTGTTGGTGATGCAAGCACGAGTGCAGACGAAGCGGCGGATAGTTCAGTGGAAAGCATGTACGCCAAAATGACTTCTGATCTGACTGTTAATGGAAACGCCATCGACGTCCAATGTCAGTCCATAGATTTTGATCTTGTCGATGCCGACCAACCAACTGCTGTTGTTAGTACTAATTGGGCTATCAAATATAGAACAGATGTAGATTCAATTTCTAGTTAGCACGCTTGCATAGGAAAGCCGATCTAATATGTCGGCATATGATCAAGCATCTTTGAACTGTGGCACTTCTCTCTAGAAAAAAAACGATCCTTGTCAAGAATGAAAGTAGCTATGCAACGGACCCAAGTCCTACAGGCGGCGCTAATGCCATCCTCGTTAGAGACTTAGAAATTACACCTTTAGAAAGTGATGTTGTAGAGCGAGAATTAATAAAAGCTCACCTCGGAAACTTTGAGCAATTATTAGCTAATCAAAGGGCTGTCGTTTCGTTTACTTGTGAACTAGCAGGAAGTGGAACAGCCGGGACCCCTCCAAAATTTGGTCCTGCCTTAGAAGCCTGCGCAATGGCCGTAACAAATGTAGGCTCAACTAGTGACACTTATGCCCCTGTAAGTGCAGCTAGTTCAATGAAATCTGTCACCATATATGTCAATGTGGACGGTGTTAATCATGCTGTCACAGGTTGTCGTGGAACGTTTTCTATTAACTGTGAACTTAATGAAATACCCACAATTAGCTTTGAAATGACTGGGCGATACAATAACCCTGCAGACGTAACTGCCCCAACTTGCACTTACTCTGGCGTAGCCTCTCCACTGCTTTGGAAAAATGGTAATACTTCCAGCTTCCAGTTTTACGGATATGCAGGCGCTATCAGTTCATGGAGTCTAGACATGGCTAACGAAGTTATTTATAGGGAGCTTGTAGGTGGCACGAAAGAAGTATTAATTAGTGACAGAAAGCCATCAGGAAGTTTACAACTTGAGGCCGTCCTTTTGGCGGGGCATAATTTCTTTAGTGATTCTGTTGGAACTTCTCTGGGAACTAATAAATGGATTCACGGCACGACAGCAGGCAACAAAGTAGAAGTGAGCTGTCCTACATCTGATATAGGCGCTCCTTCCTATACAGATTCTGATGGGATTCAAATGTTGGAGCTTCCTTTTGTAGCTGTTCCTAATAGCGGTAACGATGAGGTTTCAATCAAGTTCTTCTAGCGTGATCGCATAAGGGGTTCTATTCTTAGCGCGTAGCAAAATTAATTTATGTTTGTCTTGAAAACAGGGTCTAGTTATAAATGGCCCGTTAGTTTCATGCAGCCCTCAGATGGAGGGATAAAAGAGAAACAAACTTTTGACGCCGAGTTTAAAAGACTCTCTCAAGCTCGTATAAACGAAATTCAAGCATCAGCTCAAAAACGTATTGAAGCGGCTGACGACGGCAAAATAATAGATGATGATATTACTGATTTATCGGTAGCTAATGAAATCCTTTGCGGTTGGTCAGGAGTTGTTGACTCTGATGGTGAGCCTATACCTTTTACGAAAGCTACAAAAATACAATTGTTAGACATTCCAATGGTAGGGGCTGCATTAATAGAAGCTTATTTTAATTCTCTTATTGAGGAGAAAAAGGGAAACTAGAAGGCGCAGCCGCGTTTTGGGCAGGCGATAAGGTCATAGATGAGACTTACGCTGACGCGGTTGCGCTAGGAGTTAAAGGAGTACCAGAACCAAAACCAGATGTCTATGAAGTCACAGAGGAGGCATGGCCTGCTGTTTCTTTTTTCTTATCTGTTCAAACTCAGTGGCGTTCTGATTCGGGCGTTTTGATTGGTTTGGATTACAACGCTGTCAAGTGGATGATGGATTTGCTTGAAGTAAAGAAGCCCGTTGAGATGATGAATGACTTGCAGATAATCGAAGCTAAAGTAGTTGAAGTAATAGCGCGACGTAGCGAAAAATAAAGATGGATCTTAAGTCGACATATGTTCTAGATGCGAAGGTCAAAGGAGCCAAAGAGCTTTCTGGTTTAAAAAAGTCTTTAAAAGGTGTCAGCGAACAAACTAATAAGGCGGCTGGTGCCTTTAGCGGATTGAAAAAGGCCGGTTCGGGCTTGACTGGCGTTCTTGCCTCGTTAGGTGCTACGGCGGCAGTAAGTGGATTCTTGAAAGCTGGAATTGAGATGAAGGCAACTTCTAGCACTTTAAAGCTCTTAACTTCAGAATTTAACGAACATGAGAAGGTCTTGGATTTTGTAGGTGTTGCAGCCGATCGCTTTGGGTTAAGTCAACAAAAAGCTACTAAAGGTGTTTCTGATTTATTCGCTCGTTTAAGGCCGATGGGGGTCAGCTTAGATCAAATTAAATCCACTTATTTAGGTGTGAATAATGCGGCTTTGAGAATGAACTTAAGCGCTGCTGATACTGAAGGTGTCATGTTGCAATTAAGTCAGGCGTTAGGTTCAGGAAAATTACAAGGAGATGAGTATAGAAGTGTTATGGAAAGATTGCCTGCTGTTGGTAAGGCCATAGCGGATGTAATGGGAGTACAAGTAGAAGAACTAAGACAATTAAGTTCCGATGGCATGTTGACAACTGACGTAATAATCAAAGCAATGGCTAAGTTGAAAGATGCAAAGGCGCCATCCCCTGATGCCTTCAAGTTATACAGAAAAGCAATGGAGAACCTTTCAATTACTATTGGCACTAAATTATTGCCTGCTTTTACTCCACTAATTCAGGCGGTTAGTGTTGTCCTGAATTGGTTTAATAAGTTACCGGGGCCAGTCCAAACAGTTATTGCAGGTTTTACAGCTTTAGCCGCTGGGATTGTAATTATTGCGCCCGCTTTAGGGATTTTGAGTACAGGCTTTGGTGCTTTAGTTGCTGTTTTAGGTGTTGTCGCAGGGGCAGCGGCGGCTATTCCTATAGGTATGGCTGCTATTGGTGCGGCTGCAATAGCCTTGGGTCTAGTTATTTATAAATTCAGGTCTCAAATAGCTCAGGCTTTTAGCACTCTCGGCGAAATATTGACAGCACCTTTTAGGTCGATGATTAGCTTTGTTCAGAGCAATCTAAGTTTTGTTTTGGGTCCTATTAATGCCATCATGAGCGCCGCAAGAAGAGCAGCCGCAGCACTTGCTGCATTGTTTAGAAAACAAAGAGAAGGCGGAGGCGGAGGCGAAAGCAGCAACGCAGAGGGTGGCTTTGTAGGTGGCAGACAACTCTCCTGGGTTGGTGAGCGCGGTTCAGAGTACATAGTGCCAACACATAAAGCCGGTGCTTTTGCGCAGCGCTACCAGGCTGGCTTCCGTGGTTCTTCTGCGATCCCTAAATACGCAGAGGGGGGCTTTACTGGTGATGCCAATGTTTCAATAACAACTGGGCCGGTGCAGCAGATGAACGGAACTAACTATGTAACTACTTCTGATATGACTAGGGCGGTTCAATCAGGAGTTAATCAAACATTGTCACTCTTGCAAGGTGATATGAAACTACGCCGTCAGTTAGGTATGGCTTAATGGCTAATAAAGATATTCTTTCATTCCTTGAATACTACGAAGATAAAACCTCAGTTCTTGATGGCTCAAGTAAAAGGGTGCCTACAGGACAATGGCAAAATTTCTATCAACAGTCCCAAGACTTGAGCGGTAAGGATACAGATGTTGCGAGCACTGTTAGGTATTCATATTTAGCCTTTGGCGCTAATGGGTTCGGCTCAATTGAAGCCTCTTCAATCGGTGATTTAGATATAGATATTGCGGCAACTGGTCCGATGGTTGACCTAAGTGATACGGCGATAGGAGGCGATCGGCTTGTTATCTGTTCGCTATATATACAGAACGTTGGACAAGATGCTTTTCACGCCGCTAGTGCCGCTTTGATTAGTCGCTACATCGGAACGATTTCGTCTGTTTCAATGACCGATGAATCAATAAGCTGGACTATCTCGCCAGCAGTAACTAAGCAAAAAGCACAAGTACCAACGCGGCGGGTATCGTCTGACTTAGTGGGGAGGTTTGAGGGCTACTAATGCAAGATCTTCTTTATGGCGTTGAAATGTCTGTAACCCTTACCGATGGGACAACTCAAACAGACGTAACGGCGTGGCTAATCGACAAGAAGCGGGTATATAAGAAAACAGACGGCACTGAATTAATAGGGAGTAAAGCAGTTGCTTCTATAGAAAAACAAGTAATAGTTGTCCCGCCTCCTGTCTTTATGAGAGTGATGACATCTTATGAGGTCAAAAAATGAGCCCTGGATTTGTTACTAAGCCATATAAAGACTTGGGGCCATGGAAGCCGGGCGCGGCGTTAGGGAAGAGGGGAAAGTCTTTTGCTGCAACAGAACAGCCAAAGTCCGAGCCTGCTGTTATCGCAAAGAGAGAAGATGAATCTGTAAGCAATTCAAAGTTACCCTCTGCCGACCTTCAGAACCCGCAAAAAGTAGGCATAACTGGTGAAACTATCCCCATAGTATTCGCGAAACGTGTTAGTTCTAAGGGCGGAGTTTGGGTTCAGCCGTCTCTTCTTAAAGCAGGATCTAAGAACTTTGAAGGTTTATTTTTATACGCAATAAGTCTTGGTGAAATATCATCAAGTCCGGGAAAAGTTACGACATGGACGGGCCTAAGAAATCTTGCTTTTATTGATGACCAGACAATCACACTTGAGCATCATTTTTCAACGGCTGCGGCCTTAGCTAGTTCCCCTTCTACATGTCCAATTGCTGGTGAAGGTCTTTATTGTGGCATTGAAACTTATACATATATAGAACCAATAGATGGCAATAGTCCTGGTACTTTCAAGCGGAGAGACCCGGATTATACTAAGTACTGGCTAAGTAGCAGGGCGCTAACCGTTGGAAGTGGTGACATAACAAACCAAGGGTTTATTTATACTGTTAGTAATGTCTGGGATAATGAAACGGGGGCAAATGTAACGAGTGCTTGGAGTTCTTATGTCGGATGGACTACTAGCTCAGAATTTAAAGCTAATTATAGATACTCAGATACCGCCCCTTTTGCTGCGATAGGAGGTTATCCAGCGGGAACAATTCAGGACTTCACGCCTTGGCCTATTCCTCCATATAACGCCCAGAGTGTTGCCAACGGAGATATTACGCAAAGTACCTTGAATGACTTTAATGCAATATCAAGCGGGCGCGGATCTTTTACCTGGGAAATTACATGGAAGGAGGAAGTTGATCAGATTAATGCATCAAACCCAGCCACATCGGGAACATTAACAGGCCTTCAAAACGAAATTATCGTTTCACCTTATGAAGACCCTGATAGTACACCAACAGCAGATAATTCATCTTATGCAGATATAACATTCTTAGAAATCGTCGGTGATATTTATCCCTCGCCGGATGCTGGGAGTTTTTCAACAACAACAGAACAGCTATCAATTTATTATGAAGAAGGTGTGAAAGTAGATTTATATTCTGCGGGTCTATCAAGCGGGTCTTATACAAACGCGGCAAGTAATCAATTTATTGACCTTGTTATGTATTTGTTCACTGCATATAAACAGACAGAGGGAAGTGCCACCGCTGCAGTTTCTACGCCCGTTTATCTAACCAACTTGCAAAGCCTTTGTACTTTCTGCACGAATAATGGACTTACCTTTAATGGGATTATTTCCCAGGCTGTAAATATCGTTGAATACGTGACAAAAATATCTCCTTTCTTTTTCTTGTCGTTCTTGTCTGAAGGTGGACGTTATCGCTTTGCGCCTGTCCTGCCTATTAATGGAAGTAATCAGATAGATACAACTGCTTTAACTCCGACGGCTACTTTTACAGAAGCAACTATTATCCCTGGCACTTTTCAGAAGGGCTATTTATCTGCAGAAGATCGCCGCGCATTTATTGCAAGTGTTATCTATCGGCGTTCTGTACCAACAGAGATTGGCGCACGACGTACCGTGACAGTTAGATATGGCTCGACAAGCATTGATTCTCCTACTGAGCAATGGGACTGCGGAGATTTCTGTACTGATCCGGAGCATGCAATTAAGTACGCAAAGCTCGAATTAGCTAAGCGTAAATATTCCACACATAATATTTCTTTCTCTACTCCTTTATTAACTACGGCTTTGTTGCCTTGTGATGTGATCAAGATTCAGAGGCAGCGAATCAGTTCAACCGGCGACAACCGAACAGAAACAGACCATTATCAAGTCACATCTGTATCACATTCAGACGATGGAATAACGCAGATTGGCGCTTCACATTTTCCCTTGAATGGTTCGAGTATTTCAGAGATCAGCAATGATGTTGTGAATG